ATGGGTCGGACAAAACCCCGGTTATCCCAGTCCAAGGATTATGAGATTCTACACTATCTGTTTTATTAGAAGAAAGAACAGTATGCAGACCCCGAATTTCGTTATCGTCTCCAGTGTGAGCAATTAGACCATAAGAATAGCCACTTTTATTATGATCTGTATTTCCAAATATAACCGCCCCATCGTCAGAACTAACAGTTTCTCCAGACTTCAGTTTGAAAAAACTTTCTATCGTAAAACTAGAATTTTTATCCTTAAAAACCCCCAAAGACCTTAACCCAGTAAAATTTTCACCAGATATTGCAGCGTAAGAATTATCTGTACCAGCTCTAAACTGATAGAAGCCGCTCTCCTCACTATACAATCCGCTATTTTCAAGCTTGACGTCCAAGCCACTTGGGGTTAGATCCCTCCAATACTGAGAATTATGCTCTTTACTTCTCTGACTGTAGCCGTCCACCCTAAAGACTAGACCGTCTGTATTTACTCTGTATTTTCCATAATTTACTTTGCTTGACATTTTTAATATCCTCCTCCGGAAACGCTAGTAGAAGCTGAAAAGTTATAATCAGCTATATTGTTAATTAAATTAAAATCTCTAGAACCTCCTATAAAATTAGACTTGGCCTCTTCCAAAGACAAAGCTTTTTTGTAAACGGAGACTGTATATATTTTACCCTCCGAATGAGTTTTTCCCTCAGGTTTGCCTACTTGTGGATAGTCTCCTATCGATAGCTTAAGATCTGAGCCATCATAAAAACTTTTATTATCTACGGCATAGTTTGAATAGCTTTCTATGAATTTAGGAAATCCTGCTTTTAAAGTAAAAGAACCATTATCTCTGAATAATACTGGACTCCCGGCGTCTTCCCCGACATACGGATTGGGAATGATAGCTAAAAGAGAATTATCCCCAAAGTCATTAGTCTTATTAACTGATTTATATATGTAAAAACTTTTAGCATCAGTTACGTTAGACCAGTTTAATTGTATTCCATCCTTGGGTCTGGTAATAAGTGTTTTTGTATTTTTTGTAGCTATGGATTCTCCGTCCTCGTTATACGAGGAAACTCTGTAATTTATTGTAGACCCCGAAACAAACGTTCTAGATGAAATACTCTGAGTATCAACGGCGTCACTAGCTTGAATAGGGAAAGTTGATAAAAATAAATTAGCAGGAGGGAGTAGTGAAGACAAAACCTTAGTTCCTATATTTTGACCATTTACAAAAAATTTAACCTTATCACTAGGAGATGAAGCCATATTAATAGACACAACTATATGCGTTACATTAGAAGGGAAGACACAGACATTTGCAGTAAATGAAGTATAAGATAGCCCGAACTCATTATATAAATTACAATAAATCCTTCCTTGACTAATGTAAACATGCTGCTTCCTAGAAGAGCTTCCTCCACCTACGAAAACCCCGGAACCTTGGGTTATGTCAGAATACAACAAAGTAGAAATTCCTTCTTCTAAAGAGGTTAAATTCACCCAAAATTCATAACTCTTTTTCGTAGTACTGCTTAAACTAAAAGAAGAAGAGTACCCTGATTCGTTTGGGGTCAAGCCTATATTATGAAAAGTGTCAGCAGCAAAAATTGGGAGAGAATTACTATCGAATTTAGACCTAGAGACGCTTAAGGAATTTTTATTTCCGCTTAGATCTTTTAGGGAGTTAGTAGATCCTCTGGATCCAAACCTAACAAATTGAGTTCTGTGGGCAACGCCTTCATATCCTGTTTTGTTTTTTTCTAACTGTGGATTTTTGTAAAGAATATAGCCGGACGAATATTGGGAAGTTGTTGCTGTTTCGCTAGGCCAAAAATAAGCAGTATGATGCAAAGAAGAACGAACAACACCACTTGTTCCACTTGTTCCGCTTGTTCCGCTTGTACCGGCAGTGCCAGAAGTCGACGCTACTGTAGATCTGAGACTAGGCTTAACTAATATAGATACCGTTTGCCAAGTGCCTTTTTTAGAAAAGTCATAATATCCATAAGACTTGTTTTGATCTGTAGCTTTGATTGAAATAACAGGCCACTTTGATTTAGTAGTTCTGTTATGAGTCTTAGAAACAAACACTTCGCATGAGAAAGTGTATTCTACCCCTATATCTAAATAAAGAGTGCTACTGCTAGTACCGCGAAAAGCATGCAGCCCATATAACGTATTAGAGGGAGAATCAGGATACACACTCTTATAGACAACATCTTCGTGCGACATATGCCCGGTAGCCAAAGACTTGAACATTCCCTGTTGATTTGGATCTTGATCTTTATATATTCTCCAAAAATGATATTGCTTATCGGGGTCTCCACTTCCAAGCCTAACGCCCCAATCACCGTTCTCCACCGCTATGGGCATTAGGTTCCTAGTTGGTTCTCCAGCGTAACTTTTACGAGAAAGTTCATCAGCGTACATCACCAAATCTTCGGTAAGTTTTCTTATGTGACCATTAGAAGCTGACATTATGATTAAGTTGGTATCGCTCCCCCACTATACATAAAGGAGCCAATAACTAAGTTTTGCCTAACATTATCTCCGCTATGCGGGTATCTCAAAAATGTTGTTAAGACTTGGTGTGCGGCATTAGATGGACCCTCTAAAACGCCAGTAACGGTAGTATATATATTAACTCCACTTTGATATGTCGCAACTTCATCGTGGTCAGCTACCCTTTCAAGTTCTACCGACTGCTTGAACCTAGAAGTTTTTGCAAAAGATACCGAACCTGATACTAACTCAGATTCATTCCTTTTGGATAGATAATCTTCTTCTACATGGTCCCTTAAATCTACATTTAAATTTGATATCTTGGTGCTTAGAGCCCCACTAGTAGTATCTACAAAACCAGTGACAAATCCACTTACCCCAACTCCGCTTTCCCCAGTAATCCAAGTAGATAAAAGCTGGCCAGTGGATCCTAGATCCCCACTCAAAGAATCTATGTCGTTCTCGTTACCCTCGCTAAGGGCTTGAGTGATTACATAGGAGCCGCTTAGTTCCTCGATTTTTCCGCTTACAAAATTTACATCAGATTTTAATTCTGTATGAATTCCAGATGCAAAGCCGCTTACGGCAAGACCAGTTTCCGCTATCTTCGTAGCTAATACGCCGCTTACTGAGTCTATGTAACCTGATATATCCCCACTTATTCCAGTGATATAGCCAGATGTCGCGAAATCAGAAGGGTTTCCTGCATAAGGATACCACCCCGTTGTGTTTGTTTCGCTACCAGATAAGTTAGTAGTAAAATATTCCTGTAAACCACCAAGGTCTAGCTGGCCTGTCTTAATAGTGTGCGACATACGACCATAATTACACCTTATTTACCTTCGGCCAAGATCGATCTAATTTTTCTGGAAACTTTTAAATCCTTTTTTGATTCAGATTTTTTAGGCTTTCTGTAGGCTAGGATGTATTTCTTAAACTCCCTAATTAATCTAGTTGTCAGAAGCTCTCTATTGTCTATAGGCAAGACGCCTAGTTTTATCGCATGAGCATGCAGATCACTCCTATTCATACCCTTTATTTCGCTTGTGTATTGACTTTCGTCTTGGGTTCCGTATTTAGACAGCCCCGTGTCGCCCCAGATTTGATCTAATGAAGTCTTTTCAAACTTAGTCTCCTCCTCCATGGCGTGGGTTTGAATCATTTCCTTCTTTTCAGACTTAGCTTTAGTCTGTTTGCTCTTAACTGTCGCCTTTTTCTTTACCTTCGCTGTTGTTTTCCTTTTTGCGGCCATAACTTTATCCTTTTTCCGTTATACATACTTTTACACAAAACACCCTAATAAAAGAATAAAAAAAGCCCCCTCCGAAAAGGGGGCTTTGCTAATATTTTTACAGTTTATTAGACCGTCAAGCCAACAATTGCGCGGGCGTCCAAACAAACTCTACCCTCTTCCAAAGAACCATAGAAACCAATTCTCTCATTTCTCTGAGTAAACTGATCATCCGGTTGAGTGGTGAAAGTATCGCCTGTATCGGCATCCACTGAGATAGCGCGAACAAACGCGCCCTTACTGTTGTCAACTCCAACTGCGAGCTCATGGGTCGCACCAGCGAACACATCAGCTTCACCAGCGTTAGAAGCATGAGGAGCGATCTTAGCAGAACCTGCCTCGAAGCCATCAAACAAGGTGTTGTACTTCTGTCCAATACCAAGCTCGTTGAGCTCAACGATATTCACACCGTAGATCTCTTGCATACCGGCCTGATTAAACACGTCAGTACGAATGTTATCAGGTAGCGGAATAGAACTCACGCCTGAAGTCGCCTGCCTTGTGTTCATGGGCTGATAAGCGAAAGCGCGAATCTGCTCCTTGATCTCAGGGCTGACATACATATCAGTAATACCTGCACTGTAAGGCGCGTCAGCTGTACCAGACGCCCAAGACTGATTGATTCTCTTATTCAGGGTCATCAACTTATTGAGGTCCTGAAGCTGGAATACATTAGTATTGTGGGCTGGTATAACATGCGTTCCCGAAGCCAAATTGGTAATACCAACAGAGCCTGCAGTTACATGGCTTGTGCTCGCATTAGCAAGAGCATACAGAGCCACGGCCCATGCATTTCTCTCCTGCTTAAGAAGCACTTCTTGAGACATACGCTCAATAAGCTTGCTCACAACATCGAGCCTTGCTTGTCTTGCATATTTCTTGGTGATCGAAACAGCCGTATCTAAACGATACGTGGCGATTTTCAACTCTTGAATCGCAGAGACGTCTTGGGAGGTCGGAAGACCACCAGCAACGTTCTGGGACCAAATGCTGACATAACCATCATTTGTTTCGTTGTAGTAAAGATCGAGTGGGTAACTAGCGCCCTCGTCTTGATTAAAAGGTGCATCCGTGTAGATAGCTCCTGCTGTGGCTGCCTGCTGCAAAACTTTCTGGACCACAGGGCCTAGAAAAGCAGCAAAAGCCTCAGAAGCTTCACGTGCAACTATTGAATTCTTGGAACCCATCGATTTGATAAGTTCAACCTGTTCTGGGGTGTTTTTTAACTTAAGTCTCATTTTCTTAAATCTCCTTTCTTAAATTAGAGGTCAATCTTCAGCAGAATGAAACCATCTTCATCCACAGAACCTAGAGCAGTACCGACTTTCGTCTGAGTTGCTCCACCTCCATGAGATGTCTCAGTAGCCGAAGCACTCAAGTCACCCTCGTAGAACATATCAGCGTAAATCGAAGCCCCAGCTGTAACGCTATCAGCGCCACCGCTAGTCAAATTACCACTATAGAGTACAATACCCTTGGTCAAGACGGGAACCGCCTGACCGCTTACCACAGACTGCATCTCTGCGGCCTTGCGAGGATGATAGAGCAATTTCTCGCCATTCTCATCGACTTCTGCGACATCCCAAATGGTTAAACCAAGAGGGGCTGTACCAGAAGCACAAGGTTCCACATTAGCAGCTGCGCCGTAACGGAATGAAACCGTATTTGAATAAGTAGCACCGGGGTTGCCGATACCAGTCTTATCTACAGGGTCGTCAGTGTTTTTCCAACCATTAGACTTAACAGAAACTAGGAGTCCCTTATTGACCTTAGCGCCATCGGCTTTAAGGGCTGCATAAGAGGCTACAACATCTCCGTCGTCGTCTTTCAGACTGAAAAGGTTAACGACGTCTGTCTCAGCATGTTGCCTAAAAGGCTTCAGCTGTTGTGTGTTTTTTACAAACGTTGCCATAATTTTTTATTTCCTTATACTAAAATTAGATTAATAACTAATTTCAAATTGATCTACGTTGAAAGCACTTTTGTACTTATCATAAGTAGAGGGTTCTGAAGCTTCTGTTGAAGCAGGAACAACCTCCGAATCCTTCTCTCCTCTATCAATCGCTTCATCAACGATATCATCAGAGGCTTTAGACTCTTCTGTCGTGTCCTCCTGAGAGGTCTCCTTCTCTTCAGCTTCTTTCTTAGCCAAGACTTCTCTTGACTTATCTCTTAGCAAAACATTGATCCTGCTGGAGAAAGATTCCCATCCCTCTTCATCAAGATTCTTAACCTGCTCAGCAAGTACTTTGCGATCGTCATCCTGCAAAACAAAAGATTCGTCCAAGGATGCCATTCTTTGATTGAATAGTTCTTCGGCTTCTTTTTTTGTTTTTTCGGCTTCAAGACCGCTCAACTTCTCTGTAACAGATTCAAGTTCAGCTTTGACTTTATCGAACTCCGCGCTAACAGATTCGATTTTTTCTTGAGCTTCTTTGAGACTTGCCTCCACCTTTTGCTTTTCGGCTGAGAATCTCTCGGAAGCTTCCTTGAGTTCCGATTCAATATAATCGGAAACAGCCGAGGCGGAAAGCTCCTTCAAAGACTCAGTTGTGATGTCTTTAATACTTTCGATTTTCATAATTTTTTCCTCGTTTTGGATTATTACATTATTTTCTTGTTTTTGTGAAGTTTTATCGGCTTCAGCAAAAGTGTCTTTTTCGTCTTTATTTAGGGGCTCTATTTGGATTTTACTTTTTAGGTCTTCGAGTTCCTCTGTTTTGTCTGTTGCTATACCTTTTACGTCCGCAGCAGGACTCTCTGTCAGTCCAATGCCCAAAGGTACAACATTTCCTATGACTTGTCTATAGACGAACTTACCATCTTTAGTTTTCCCGTCCCCCCCTAAAGCTCTCAGATTATCTTCCAAGGCTTTAATTTCAACTTCGTTATCTATCACGGTTCCGTTTTCTATGTTCTTATCGGTTCCTTCCAAAATAACTAAATTATAATCAGCGAATCCTAATTCCCAACTAGCACTGATTCTCATATAATCTTCACTGCTAGGGTCTGCAGACTCTTCTATTAAATCTGCTGTCTTTGGGCTGACCATCTTCCATATGACGCCACCCAAGGTAACATTAAATGGCCCTTCCGTCTCTTTAACTTGTTCTTCCGTTAAAGGTTTATCAGTACCAAACTCAGAAAAACCTGCTGTTAGGATAGTTCCGATCACCCTATCTCTATTGTGTTCTATATTGATAGGTTTATTTTTAAAATCCTCATGAAAAGCTAGCGCCGTATCCGTATCGACAACGTCACCATTTCTATTTACTCTGTTGGCGACAAAAGCGTTAAAGGCTATCGGCAGAAGATCTACCTGCTTCTCCGTATCTACCTCAGGTACGAACTGCGATATTTCTATGTTTGAGGCTAGAGCTAAATATTTATCTCTCTCTTCGGAAACAATAGGTCTAACTTCAGAACTAAAAATAGTAGTATAATTATATTTCATTTTATTTTACGTAATAATTTATAGTGACATTTCCAGCGCTACTATAGACTCCAGAACTAGTAGGCACCGCAATGCCCTGATTAAGATTTGTTGCTCCGACTGGAGCATAGGCTAGAACAGTATCCGCCCCTGCCGCGGATGTACTTAACGTCGAAGCCGCAGAAGCGAGTACGTCTGTTATAACGATAGTGTCACCGCTGCTAGCCGCCACTAAAGCTCCAGCTCCGGCGGAGCTTGCTGTTCTGGACGGGGTAGGTACGCCTTGGTTAGGTTGAGAATTTGATGATCTTGCCATGATGTTTTTTAATTAATTATATTGTCTAGCCAAGCCGAAGCCTCAGCTCTTATTTCTTCTTCCGTATCTAAATATAGATCGTCCACGTCTCTATAATCGTAGTCACTTAAATTATGTTTTGTTATGTCTTTTTCCGCCAACAGAAAAGCTTCTTCGTTAGGATAAAAATTATCAGACATATCGATAGCTTCGTCTCTATTAGCGGGTTCCTCTTCTTCTAGGACGAAACCCTGTAGGGAACCTTTTGTTTCCAAGTCGTCAGTTTTGGCATAAATCTCCTTTATCTTCTCTCCTCTAACTATCTTTAAAAACATATTGACTCTAGCTAGAGCAAATTTAATTTTAGAATCCCCTTCGGTCTTGCTGGCTTCCTTGTAAATATCTCTCAGTTGGGAAAACGCCACTTTTCTAGAACAATTTTCGTTGTGTTCTCCTGTTTTGAATTTCAAAACTTCGATAATTTTTTTAGAAAAAACAACTTCTTTCTCGTCCGAAATCAAATTGTTTTTTGACTCATCCGAAGGCCTAAGGTTCAAATTAGAACCACTGACAGACAAATCTATATCAAGCCCCTTCATTTTATGACTGAAAGACATTTTTAGTTACCTAAGGGTTTATACACTTATTTTTAAAAAACTTATAAAAAAAATGAAAACCCCCGCAAAAAACCCCCCGTAAAAAACGGAGGGTTTCTTAAATAGGAAAACAAGACGTTCAGAAATTAGAACGGAACGCCGTCTGACAAATCGTTGGCTATATCAGGCCTTGAGGCTGTATCGTCGTCGCCGCCCTGAATAACTCCAGATTGATAATATTTAAAATTGACTGTATAAGATCTTGTCCAAGTGTTAACAATACCTGTTCCGTCAGTAACGGCCGTATTGGAAAGACTTAAGGCTCCTCTCGAAACCGTCATACTGTTGAGCCCACTACCCTGATCGACTCCTGACTGATAACCTCGATAAGCTCCATCAAGAACAGCGTTCACAAATTTTTGAGCGCCACCATTAACTTCGTTACCGGCGTTATCAAATAGATCGCCAGAGGTCAACGAATAATTTAATTCCGTTGGGTCACCTATGATATTCATTGGTAGGGGTGCAGAAAAATCAGTCTCACCCAAACCGTTAAGGCTTGCGCCCTGAAGGGGGATTACGATTCCTGTCACCTCAGCAGCTTTCGCTACCGCCGCTGCGTTGATGGGCGTCGTAGCAGCGCCCATAAATTTGATTTTCCCGGCTCCAGCTCCGCTGGTTAAATATGTGAGCTTACTGCCTTCGCCCTCTCCTGCTCCTTTGTTTATGTTATAAACATTTAATGCTGCGTTAGTTGTTGCCATTATAAATTTCTCCTATTATATCTTCAATTACATTGTTTTTTTAGTTTTTGGAAATATTATTTTATGAGCTTTTATCTAAAGGAGCTTTCTCTAAATCCCCAAGTTTCATTAGCTCATCCAATTTCTCCTGAGGAGACGCTATGCCCCCGATAATAGTGAAAACGGTTAAGTTCTCCTTGTCTCCGCTATATATACCCCTATGAACCACGCTGCCTGAACTTAAGATTCTAGTCAACTGGTCAAAGGCTTGATCAAGATTGGATTGAGGCACGTTATCCAGAACCTCTTTTCCTCCAATTAAAATAGCCCCAGCTGTATTAGCTGTTGTAATATCTATACCCCCAGACATGCTCCCTGTTTGAGCTATGCCTCTAACCGCTCTAGATATACTAATGGAATCCTTCCAGTCCGGAACTGGAGTAGCCCCGAAAACAACTATGCCGGAGTCCAAGACACTCTTATAATCGCTGGAATCAAAAGATGAATAAGAACTATCTTTCGAAGCCGTCATATTAAATAGATGAAAAACTCCAGCCATACTCATGTTAGCTGTCTGCCAAAAATTAGAAACAGAAACATTGGAATATATCTTACTGGTTTTTTCGTTATCTATAATTATCAAAGGTGAGACGACGCCCTTCTTAACTAAATCACATGCCTCTTTGAGCGTATCATGGGCGTTAGCATTAACCTTCCTACCTTCTGAATATTTTGGCAGAGCTAAGATGACGCCAACTTTCTTGCTGTCAGCACCAATAGCTTCGTGAAGCTCCTGACAGGTTTCGACTAGAGGAACCAAAGTCCCTGCTCCAGAACCTCCTCCAGCCCCAGCACAAACAAACACCCTATCTACATCGTCACCAAAGGATCGACGCATGAAATCTAGAACGTCATCTCTTCTTTCAGAGAAACATTTTTTAGCTACAGATCTATCTTTGCCTGCTCCTCCGGAACCTATACAAAGTTTGTTTTCTACGTTGATGCCGTTTAAGTCCTGCTGGGCTGTATTGATAATGCCTATTTTTCTATAACCCAATTTATGGAAAGTCTCCGCTATTCTAGATCCACCTTGTCCAGCCCCGATGAAAGCAAACTTAAAAGCACCATCAACTGTGTCTTCTACTTCTTCTTTTTTCTCCGGCTCTTCTGGAGGAAGCGGGATATCTGGAACTATAATATCTATAGTATCTGCTCCCATGTACTGATTAACGTCTTGTATATTTTCTTGATTCTCGCTCATTGTTCTAAATTTTGCTTGCATGTAATAGGCTTGCTAAATAATCATCAACTTGATGCTCGCAGCCTATAGTCTGAACCTCTCTTACTTTGTTATGGTTGGTGTCGATTGGATTATCAATATAATCTTTTACTTTCTCCAGCCACTTTTCACTCACTTCATTTGCCATAACTAATTGACAAATATCAGTAGATAGATTTCTGATTTTATTAGTTACTCTTTTATTGTCGTATTTCAACTTTAGTTGTTCTTGGATTTCAGATTCCAATTTTTGAGCCAACAATAAATTCTCTTTAATCTTCTCTACACTAAACTTTCCGCTCCCAGTTGTATTTTCTCCTACGGGAGAAACCTTTTTAGTTGTCTGTGGAGATTTAGATCCTTCTGGGCGACCTTGTTGTTCTTGATTCCCCCCTATCAGAGGTTGATAATAACCCTCGTCTCTTAGTTCTTTAAATTTCTTTTGTGACTCTAAAGACTCTGTGGGTTCTGGTAGTCTACCTGAATCGATAGCTTCCAAACCTTCTTCAGCAGTAAGGGTACCGTATTGTATTAGTTGGGCAACCACTCGATTCCAAGTCGTCTTATCTTTAAGCTCTATCTCTTCGAAATGAGGTTTAGGATAATTTTTGAAACCCAAAGATCTGCAAACCCTCTTAATTTCTGGAACCAGAAACTGATTCAAGAAAGCTTCTCTTCCCTGCTTCAGTCTTTCTATGAAAACTTGAATTTTGATGCTAGTATTAGCAAACTTATCTTCTCCAACTAAGATATTGTTTAGTCCCATTTGTATGTCGTTGTTAACGACCTGATACTTCTTGGGGTCAAGTATCCCAGCTATGTCAGGTATAACAAATTTTGCCTCAGTGGTGTAGTCGGAAACAAGAACTTTTCCAACCGATTGGTTTTCAAAAAGTTTTTGCATAGTTTCTATGGCTCTCTGATTAACGTTCAAACTACCATCTTTTAGCTCTGCCCCCATGGTGATTAACAGTATGGCTTGATTAGTTGTTCTAGTGATTGCCATATCCATTTTTTTCATTTCCGCTTTCCAGTTTATATCCTCTAATACTGGATAACCCATTGGCACAGCGAAAGGTTCGTAGTCTTGTTTCTTGTAAAAAACCGGAACCACTTTATCTGTGTCGAGCTTTATGGTTAGCACCCCTATGTTTCTACTTTTGAGAGCTTTCTTCGCCTCTTCATCTAACGAGTCGTATACTTGCTGGTCTTCTTCTGTTCTAGGGTTCTTAAGTCTCTCTATTTCATAATCACTTAGGGTCTTATGATACACTCCGTCAAAGAAAGATATATTTCCCGCCATTTGTATGTCGGCTGGATTAAGAATTATATATCTGACCGGTAAAGTGTTCTCTTCCTCTAGGGCAAGAGATTTTGCTCCGTAGGTTTGAGTAATCTTTTTAATGTCTTCTGGCTGTATTCTAGAATCAAATCTATGAATAAATACATTCCCCGAACGATAATACTCTCTAAAAAATCTATCTAAAAAACTCTGCAAGTCGACCTTTTTATACAAAGCTTCTAAAAAGGATCTTGATTTTTTGCTACCACCTGTAAAATAAATCTTCGTGGCGGAAAACTCAGTCATCAAATCTATGATATTTCTGAAAACTGAAAAATTGTAATAAGCTTTTTGACAAAGAACGACAACATCTCTTACATCGAGAGAGCTTTTATTATTAATCCCCTTGCTATATTTATACGGCACTAAACCATTATCAATATTTTCAAACCTATTGGTCCTCTCTATCTGTCCGCCAACATTCCTCCTCGTCCTTGTAGACTGATTGGTAGTAGTATATGGCGAAGCTGCGAAGCTCGTCATCATTGGTTTAATATCCTCTTTTTTATTATCTGTTTTCTTTGTCATTTTTTAAACAACGCATAATATGCCGGGACCTACTCCCGGGTTACCGCTTCTGAAAAGTGCACCACTATTTAATCCACCTATGTTGGGCCATTCGGGTAAATTATTTAAAAATACATATCCTCCAGATAGCCCACTTACCGTTAATACATCATTGACTGTCAAGGGGTCGCCACTAAAAGATACAGTGCTTCCACTTATGTAAGATTTATAATTTCCAAAATATACACGCTCCCCGCTAATGTTAAACGGATTTGTTCCGTAGGGACCAAAATTTAATCTATCGTCATCATAAACATCAACCAGAGGAAGGCCCGCTTTATCTGTTACTGAAAACACAGGAGCGTCTGCTCCATAACCGGGAGCAAGAGTAAGCAAAGACCCACTAACGTCGTCAAAAGATACTGAGTTGTTGGCATTAACTCTTAACGTAACACCATCCCCACTTAGGTTTATTTGCTTGGTTTGTATTCCGTCTCCAAAAGTTTTTCGAGCTGAAAAACTAGTGGAAGAATCTGTTAAGACGTTTGTAATCAATGCGTCTAAATTTGCGCCAGAAGCATTTAGGCTAGTTTTTATTTCTCCGCTCACGGCCGAATTATAACCTGTCATTTCAGGATAGCCAGCGAGCTTCATCCAGCCAACTTTATTTGTAGTATCACCGGTAGCAACGAAAAATCCATGAGAGTCGTTATACCCAGATGAAAAAGCCAGAGCCCCTGTTTCAGCAGAAGTAGAAAAATCTCCTGAACCCGTATGATGAAAACTTCCAGATTTTAGAAACTCGCCACTACTGCTAGAAAATTGTCCCGAAACCAGATCTATTGAGTCGGATAAATAACCGCTAATACCAGTAGCGAAAGATTCAGCATGCCCAGACACATCCTCTGCTTTCCCAAAAAGAAGTGCTCCGCTGGCATCCAAGGTACCGCTTAGTTGAGACGATAAACCCGAGACTCTAGTCAGCATTTCTCCACTATGCCCAGTAAAACTGGCGGTCTCTAAAAAATTTAATGGATTACTATAAGCGTAAAAACCGCTAGTGCTAGTGACGGTACCTGAGGTTTTTTTATGGAAAAACTCCGTAAAACCAGCTTCATCTATTTGTCCAGTTGTTATATTGGAGGGCATAAGAACTTATTTCGATTTACTTACACTTAATAAAACATAACAGGAGCAAAAGTTTCTTTATTACTGTTAGTTTCTGCGTTAGTTATGTCGTTATACAGCTTAAGCCCCCAATTCGCTAACATTAAAGCGGAATAATTATCTTTTCTAGCTTTATTGGGAGAGGTCGATCTTTTGAGGTGCTGGGGTAAGTCAAAGTTCTGTGCTCCTCGCGCCGTAGCCTTATGCTCTACTAAGCTACATTGCCTCTTCGTTTGATAAATCATATCGTCTTGATGTTCTATGAAATCGAGCATAGTCCAGTCTTTTCTGTCTCCAGTAAAAATTATTTTCTTAGGGTAGGGTAGTCTGAGAGTGCTCGTTCTGTTAAAGAAGGTTTCATTAGAAGCAGTTCTCGAGGCAAATAAAACCTTTTTATAATCTATACAAGCTTGAAGATATTCGTTGGCTCTACGAATAAACGTGGTAGTAAATACTTGATTAAAACAAATTTTATTATTTTCTAAATTATATTTTATTTTGGCTCCCTTTAGAGACTTTTGATATTCCAAACCTTCTGCGTCAGCATTAAGCGGGATAGTCTTTAGTTCAGTTCGTATGTCTTTGAAGTATTGAGACTCATTACAAGAATCAATAAAAACATCAGAACCTGCATTATCCAAACAGACGAAAACAATGTTAAAAGCTTGAAATAAATAAGCTAAGTATTTAACATGATTACTTAAGTTACCCAAGCCAGCGTACGAATGAACCAAGGTCCCCAAGCCGGTATCATCATCTATCTCCATAACGGCTATAGCAAAATAGTCAGCAGAAGGACTGTCGCTCATGTTAGGGTCGATACCTAAAACATATCTCTTTCCGCTTCGGCCAATTAAAAGAGTGCTAGGCTCCTCATCTCCCTTCAGCGTACAAGCGTCCATCTTTTTTGCGCTGAAATAGCTATCGCTACCATCGGTAAACTGAGCGCAGTATTCTCGTTGAAAAGAATAATGGGAAGAGCCCCCCTCCGAAGCTTCGTCGATAATGGTTTTATCTATCATCTCTTCGGGTAGAGCTTCATACCCTAATTGAGATACGAAATATTTAGCTTCCAAGGAGCTTTCTTTATCGTGTATTTTGTTTATCCACTCTTGGTAAGTTTTGTATAAATTTTCGAAAGTATAACTAGCGGAAGATAAAGCTATCATCTTAGAAGCATTTTCAAATTTGGTTCTATCCTTCTCTTCTATCGCTCCCTGTTCTACTAACTCATTCTCCACTTCCTTGATATGCATTCTTCTTGCCATGTCTTGTGGGGCGACCAAGAAAGGCATCAAAACATTTTTAATTATATCTTCTGGCAAAAGGAGAAACTCATCAAGCACAAGTATGTTAGCTCTGAAACCACGAATCTTTTCTCCGCTCAATGGAATCGCAGTAATTGTCCCATTATTTATTTTCCACTCGTATTGGTCATTCCTTTTTACTTTAGCTCCAAAGGCCTGAGCCAATAGGACGGCTTCTTTTGTCTCTACTATTTTTTCTATATTGTTAAAAATGAATCTCGCTGTACGGAAAGTTGGACCAGCTATGAGTATCTTTGTGTTGGGTTCGAAAATGCACTGAAGAAAACAATAAACCGCAGCTATAAAACTTTTGCCGCAACCACGCCCCCAGACACACATGCTAAAGTTCCTATTGAATAAAGCTCTTAAAGTTATCTCTTGGTAGGCTGCTAGTTTTATACCACTCAAAAGGTACGTAGTGAAGTATAAATTATTTCTGAGAAATTCCGATAGAGTGATTTTCGCTTCTTTATCTTCTAGATACCCTTCTAGCTTAGCTAACCTAGAATTTACATCTCCTATTTCTTTCTCGTATTTTTCAGGACAAGACCACATGTCAAAATAGTTTTAAGTCATAAGCTAATTGCAAATCCATATCCTTATATACAGTACCAGAGAAAAACAACTTCCTTGTTACTCTAGTGGCTTCGGTTCTGCCTTTCGCGAAGAGGAATTGCACGTTCTCGTGTTTTTGTATTATATCCCTGACGTTCCTTAATACAAACTCTGGGGTTACCTGCACCTTCTTTGTTATATACTTAAGATAATTAAATTTCATCATATTGTCAAGTGAGTTTTCTACGACAACAACTACATACGCGTCCTGTTCCTCGGCCCTCTCCAATTCTCTAGAGAACCTATCACAACCCCCCGTGAATGTTCCTATAAAATCTTTAGTCTCTTTTCTCTCTACGTAACATTTATTATCTTCTTTATCTAACCAGTAGTCAGCAAACTTTAAACCTTCTCTTCTAGTTTCGTAATTTATGTTCAGGGGTTTTTGTTCTCTCGTATCGACTACTATTTCGTAGCCTTCTTTTATTTTCTCTTTTATCTCTTTATGAGGAAATTTTTTAAATCTAGGTTTTAAATCGAGCTTCGAACATAACTTATAAAAATCACCAAACAGTTCTTGATAGTAGTGGATGGGCGGCATCATGGTACAACGCATCTCAACCTGCGTCGGGGAATATACTAGATTTCTTCTTTCTTTTCTTTCTTTGATAATCTTAGCGCAAAACTCTTTACTCTCTTCTGGAGAAGCTTCCTTTAGCCATTTTTTCATGTTTACTCTAGAATTAAAATGATTAGAAAAATAATAATTTTTATTTTTGAACTTTATTAATTCTCCCGTAAGTAAATCTCTGCGAGGATAATATTTTTGATAATATTCCGCCATCCTCATTTTGAATTTGCGTAAGTACCTGTGGAGCTCTTTTTCTGTATCGAATTTGGCTCCGTCTATTTTACATATTAGCTCATCCATTTAAAGCCTCCTCTTCTGATATGCCAATTATTCTAGCTTTGACATCGTCCATGGTTGAAAGTTTGACAATCTCATCTTTAATTACTTTCTTTCTTAATTCCGCTATCCTGATTAGCTCTTTTCTTCCTTCTTCGTCTTTCCAAGTTTCGACTAAATTTAAAATACTTGCGTTGTCGTGTATCTGCTTGCTGAGTCTGGCGCTTCTTTTTTCCTTTAGGCTTTCGAGTAACTTATGCTGTCTGTTTACGCATGAATTATATTCATTTTGAGCCGTACTTATAGCCTCCACCAAACTCATAGAAATTCTTCGTCCTTCGTTATCCATAGCTGTCTCATCCAATAGATTCGTAAGCCTACCTACTCTTCTCTGAATATTTGATGCTATAACAACCTCTCCAGAAAGAACTATATATTGGTCAACTTCCTCCTGAGTTAGGTCCGGCTTATCGTGGGTGTATCTGACGAAAGAAGACTCGAAAAGCTCTCTATCTGTCTCGTGATTGTAATTACTTATCTGGTGAACGAACCTAAAAGTATGCAGATACCCCATCAGTTTGTCTATGCTCTTTTTTTGTTTCGGAGTAATTTTTTCTTTATCTATCCCGCTATCTAAAATATATTTGTTTATCTTACTAAGTACCCTATCTGGGTGTTTGGGGGGTTTGTATTCGAAAGCAGGAGCCCTCTCTTCTAAGACCTCTTCAAAACCGTCGCCCTCCAGAGATTTACAATATTCAGTAACCATTCTAACCTCAGCGCTTAGGCTGGTTAGGCTGTCATTTTTAAATAGTATTCGAGACATTTCAACATATTTCATTGTCCCTCTGTTGTTTCTTATGAATTCTTTATGCTCTTCCGAGAGTTCTGGCTTCTCGACTTTTTGATATTCGCTGGCTGGAATAGCTGTTAAGTCTATCTCACTTAGAAAAGCTTTTACGGCGCGTCCCTCCTTGCTTCTTCCATCTTTGCCGGTGAACCCTGTTACGTTCTGTATTAGATGAATTAGAGATACGTCGACATTCTCTTCTCCCGAAACGACTGAATCTTTAACTGCGGTTAGGGACTGCTTCTGTCCCTCTGTTAATTTAAAATCTTCTTTGCTCACGACCAATCTAAATCATCCTTTTCTAGTATTTTTTTAGCTTTAGCTATTATAGATTTTTGTATGTTTTTTATTTGCTTGTATCCGGGGTTTCTGTTTTTCTCCGTTGTTTTGAAATTTAATTGTTCTGCTATCTCCACTTCTGTCTTATTCTGTATATAAAAATTTTCGTAAACCAACCATTCATTTGGTTTTAGTACTTCTTTTAACTTTTCATGGAGCTTAATTATTCCTGACTCTATATCTGGGTGATACGTTAGGTTCTCGCGAATCTCTCCTTTATGATTTTCTAGCGGTAAAGCCATTTTAACATCATAAGCTGACTTTTTCTTAGTCAGCCATCTTTTATAAAGTGGGCACCTTGCGTCCTGAGAGCCGTAAATAGAACATCCAGAATCTGGCTCTGCCGCAGCACACTTTAAACAAGGTTTACAATAATTACTATAATTATTTCTTATTAAATTTTTAAGCTGATTCGATATTATTCTGTTAAGCCAAGGCAATAAAGGCCTGCTTTGATCAAATAAATGCCACTTCTTAAATATATGTATTTTTAGTATTTGAGAGATATCTTCAAAATCTATCCAAGCTATAGACGTTAAAGTCCATTTCCCTTTTCTTTTGCTTACCTCTTCATTAATTATTTCAATACATTCTTCAAATTTTAATTTAGACTTTTTTTTGGCTTTCTTTTTTGCGGCCATATGTTAATAGCTATTCCTCTTCTTCCTTTAAAACCGGTGCAACTAAATTGCCTAAAGATTGAGAATCTACTTGTGGGAAAAAGCAACCCGCCTCGTCCAGCTCAAGAGGAGGTATGTCTGTGGAGATGACTACATCTTCATCTTCCATGGCTTCCTCTTCAACTTCTTGAAGCTCCTTTTTCTTTTTCGTTATTTTTCCTGTAATTAGATTGCAGCCGCAGGAGCTGCAAAATTTAGGCTTATTTAGCAAAGAGCCTTTTTTACTAAAACTCCAAGCGTTTGCGGATCCGCAACTTACACAATAGGTGATGTTATTATATTTAGACATAACTTTTTACAACTAGGTAAATAGTTATTACAACTAAATAAGAGTTTAAATAATAAATATTATGGCTGACTACACTTTTACAAATAACGATGGGGTAAGATATAAGATATTGAAAAAGAAACCCCACTACAGTTATAACGCTGACGGACTATGTGACCCACCAGACTACAGAGGTCCCAAAATACATATTTCACCAGATTTAACACCCAAGAGAGAGATGGCAGTCATGATAGAAGAAATGATGCATGCTTTTTTCTGGAACATACCTGAAAAAGAAGTCAGAAGATTCTGCGGTTCTGTAACCAATATTCTACACAAGGACGGCTGGAGGCAGACAGTAACGACAGAGCCCTCGACAGAATACGTTGGTCATGTTAAATAGGCATAGTAGTTAAATCTTTGAATTTAGTCACTAAGAATCTGACTAATTCTGATCTTACTACGTCTTGTTCCGTGAATTCGAAAGTGTTTATTCCAAATTTTGAGCTTTCTTTGTCTGTGAATAAAGTCTCTATTCTTTCGAATCCTCCTCTATGCCCATTTTTTAAATCTGTCTGAGTTGGGTCAGCTAAAACAAAGCATTTGGAACCCATACCTAATCTAGTTAATACTGTTACGATTTCCTTGAGAGAGCTATTCTGGCATTCATCAAATATTAAACACTTAGAATTCCAACTCATACCTCGACAAAAATTAACAGGATAAGTGGATACTCTTTCATCTTTTTGTAATTTTTTTATCACATTAGGACAAACCAGTTCTTCCATTTTATGAAGAAAGGGAAGATTATAAAAATGAAGCTTTTGGTCCGCATCTCCCGGCAAAAAGCCCATTCTAGAATCAGAGCTTTCTACCGCAGATCTAATATAGACTATTTCGGAAACCTTTCCTTCGCTGAGTAAATGCAGAGCGCAATAAACACTAAGAAGGGTTTTAGAAGATCCCGCTGGACCTTTACCGAAAAGAATTTTTGATTCCTTACTTAAGGCTATCTTAATGAACTCTCTCTGTTTTTTTGTCCACTTGAAGTCTTCTATATGAAACCTCTCTCGAGGTCTCAAAGGCTCTCGCTGGAGAGCTCTACCTTGTGGGTTATCCAACTCCTCTAGAGAATTGGCCAATTGGTCAAGTCTAACTTTAGGCATAATAACTAGTTTACGCTTGCTCTTCTTCCATTGGCGCTATCTTCTTCTCGAGTCTTAAACCCTTGATGTCTTCGTTTGGTATATCTACTCGAGTTTTAGAATCCGCAAAGTAGAAAGTTGTGGATCTTATTCCAACCCTTACTACTCTACAGGCTCTTCCACCCATACTGTAGACGTCATCAGTTTTTATTCCTCCGAAAAGAGACGTGGATATTGCAGCTGCGAAGCTAGTTATGGTCTCTTTGAAAATTAAACCCACCGCTCCCGCGATGAGCAACCAACCGTGCTCGCCGATAAAATTTTGACCGGCATTAGCGATTTGATCTTCCATATGTAAATATATTACACAGGTTTTAGTTAAATAGAGGTGTAATAAGCTTTACTCGATAAATGAACGATTCACTAGCAGATCCCGAACTACAACAAGCCGCAGAACAATTAATAGGCGCATATGGTTGGTTATTAATTGTAGCTTTCCTTGGTATACTTTTTAAAGATGCAATACACAAAGCCGCAGAAGGGCTTTTGATATGTGTTGGTAAAGATTTTTGTAATGACGACGTATTGTACATAAGTGGACGACAAGCCAGAATAGTAAGAGTTGGATTTTTGAAAACAATTTTTTACATGACAGATCGCGGCACCAAAATGATCGTCCCAAATGACAGATTAAAATTACTTGTGATCGAAAAGAAACTTCCACTTAATGGCGGTTTTCATTACCTACATAAGGGGGGAGAGGTGGGTTATGAAGAGCAAAGAGCCATAAGAGACAAGATGAAAGAGCTTCCAAAATTGCCAGAGGACAAATAGGAAAAATTATCACATTTTTTTAATTTGTGTATATAATAGTCTACGAGTGTAATAAAAGAAAGTCAAAGATGGAATTTAATGATGCAATAGATATAATTTTAGGTATAGCTGCGTTTTTTATTGGTTGGACGATGAAACGTTTGTTTCACAATATAGACCAACTTTGGAAAAAGCATGACGACCTTGTAGAGAAGTTAGCCAAATTGGCGGTCGAAATGCCGAAGCAGTACGTCATAAAGAGTGACTTAACACGAGCTACTGACATCATGCATTCCAGATTTGACAAATTAGAAGAAAAGCTAGAAAAGCATTTCAGACCTTAAAGCTCTCTGACTTTAAAGTCTTTTAGCTTAACGTTGGTCATGTTTTGAAAATCTAGCTTTCCGTCTCTCGTCATCTGCTCTATCTTGGATAAAGCTCCATTCGGGTCAGATGGGTCGCTATTCTCATTCAAATCTTTTTCAAAACTTTCTATATTGATATCCTCGTCAAACGTCAATCCTACTACCGCTTCATGAGCAGCATGCCAAGTAATAATAACTTTCTTTGCCATCTGTTTTGTTATATTTATTTTTTTGTCATTTCTACAAAAAAAAGGTATAAAAATAATACAATGTTTAGTATCTTCAAAAGACTATTCAATAGAAGGGTTTCTACTGTGAGGCAATGCCCTGAGTGTGGCTTCACTGGCAGCCCTAAACAGTTCAAAAGAGTAAAAATGACAACGACAAATGGTTCAACAAGTGGCTCAGCCGGTTCAGACGGCTCAGCCGGTTCAGACGGCTCAGCCGGATCAAGCGGTTCATCTGGTGCTCCGGCTCCAGCTCCAGCCCCTGTGACTAGTGATCCTAATTCCAGTGGTTCAGCTGGTTCGGATGGTTCTTCCGGCGCACCTTCTGCTCCTGCTGATCCTGCCCCTGCCCCTGTGACTAGTGATCCTAATTCCAGTGGTTCAGCTGGTTCAGCTGGTTCGGATGGTTCTTCCGGCGCACCTTCTGCTCCTGCTGATCCTGCCCCTGCCCCTGTGACTAGTGATCCTAATTCCAGTGGTTCAGCTGGCTCGGACGGATCTTCGGGGTCTTAATCGACGACCCCTTTTTATCTTATAAGTTTTTATAAGGTGCGGGATAACTGTCTTTCCGTATAAACTTCGATAGTATTCCAAGTGTAACTAAATATACTATGGACCATCCTAAATTAAACGACCAAACAAG